AACTACAACGTCCTCCGCATCCAGTCGGGTATGGGTGGCCTCGCGTTCTCCAACTAAGCATTTAGTCTTAGTTTTTTGAAATAAATTAAATAAATCTTCATTTTTAAAACACAATTTTTTTCATGTGATTTAAAAACGAACTACGTCATCATAATATGATCCTTCAGCCTCGTTGTTTTGCTACTCGTTTTCAGAAAGTGAAAGAAAAACCAAAGCCATGCATGAAAACCCCGGATGCAGTTAAGTGTGCAACACGTCATAGGCAGTGTAAAGATTGTCCATTTCAAAAATTCTTTAAATCTGGCAAGGATCGTCCCTATAAACAGTGACGATTGGTGGATCATCATCATATCCATAATAACGAATTGATATCCCAAAAAGTTTCATCATTTCTGGGTCAACTTTTTCGTTAATTTCTCTTTTCCAATTTTTCACAGTTGTTTGAAAATATTCAACTCCGTCATCTGAAAATACACAAATACGCATGAATGGTGTACTACGCAACTTTCTCATGTAATCATGCACAGCCATGGGTAAAGGTGTTGTTCTCATATACACCGATTTAAGAATATTAATAACGTAATACCCATGTGAATCGCAAATTATATTGACCTGCATTTCAGGGAATCCCTTTATATATGCTTCGAAATCTGCATTACTGGGGAGAGTTGCGAAAATTGGTGTATTCTCACACACAGTTCCATCGTGGTGACCAATACCTGGGTGTGTATGAAATCCCATCTCGGAATACCACACTCTTTCAATTTCAGGGCCTTCAACTCGGTTTCGTTTTTTTGATGTAACAACACTTGGTTTACTAAATCTGAAATTTTTGTACTTAATATTACCAGCATATTCCCACTGTTTGACAGAAGATAACTTACTTACTTCTTTTAAATCATGAACCACTCTACGAGAAAGTTTTATTCTCTTCCTCCTAACTGCCATGTTTGGACGCATGATCGCTAGTTTCATTGATGCTCACTAATATACTTACTTATTTAAATTGGACAACACGCTGAACCAAATTTATCAGCGCTACCGACTTCACACCAAGCTCTCTGTGCTACTGGGTCCAAACCTTTACTTTCAATATTGTCATAATGCGCTTGCGAACAATTTCCACATTTCATGGGGCATTCGGTATCTTTACCAGCAGCTGTCATACCACTACCTGTACCATTCACTGCAAGATTGAAAAGATCATTCACACCACCAACAGGATTCATCAAACCACTGGTGAATCCACCCCAAAAACCCCCAGACCCTTCCGAGCCACCGAATATTCCATTTAAAATGGGTATAGCACATGAAGACGAACAACAAACAGCTAGGAGTATAATTATTGGAGTTGCACCTTTCATATTTTATAATAGACTTAGAAAATATACTACCATAAGAATGATGATTTTCAAGACACTCTTGGAGAGTCTATTGAAAACCGAAAAACCCAAATTGGGGAGATGGTCCCTAAAGTCGTGCAACGAGATAGCGACATCTATAAATTCTGTGTACCAGAATCGCGACCACTGCGGTGACACGATTTGTAAAACACCGAAGAAAGCCTCCGAATATACCTCAAAACAAACCACCACCTAACATTCCCATCATTGTGGTAAAACATGTAAAACTACTCGTCATAGAAGCCATTGGTGTAGTGGGAATACTACCTGCCGCCTGTGCGGATGAAGAGCAGACACACAAGAGGCAGATTAGCATTAAGAAGGGTGCTGCACTTCTCATTTTTTACAATATACTTAGAAAATAACCATGAAGTGTAATCATGTATGAAGTTTACACTGATGGAAGTTGTATCGGAAATCCTGGACGTGGTGGCTGGGGTGTGGTTAGTGATAACTTTAAACTCTGTGCTGGACAACCTAATACCACAAATAACCAGATGGAGATGACTGCGGTTGTTAAAGCCCTTGAGGAGTGTCTTCACAGAAATTATTTAGATGTACGTATTTACACAGATAGCAATTACGTGAAACAGGGTATCACCCAATGGATTCACAATTGGAAGAGGAATGGGTGGAAAACATCCTCAGGTGGGGATGTAAAGAACAAAGAACTTTGGATTCAAATTGATACACTCCGAGGTCAGATGAAGGAAGTTGAATGGAAATGGGTGAAAGCTCATAATGGTGACCCAAAAAATGAAGAGGTGGATAAACTTGCCCGAGACTGCGCGAAAAAAGTATCCATGTAACATAATGGAAACCCATCCTTGGTGTGAGAAGCAGGAGAAGCTTCTGAAATCTTGGGCTGAACGTGCGGCTGGTTATAGGTGGCTACATAACCACTCGCGATTACACTATAAAAAACAGAATGACTGGCTTGCATACCCTTCTATCATTATAGCCTCAATAACAGGCGTTGGTGGTTTTGCGGTCCTTAACCCAAGTGGTAACGAAGATGTATCAATGGAGACTAAAAACAAGATCATGATCGTTCAATATATGTTTGCATTCCTAAACGTACTTGCGGGTATTCTCACGAGTATATCAAAGTTTAGTCAAAGTTCAACATTAGCTGATGCACATTCTCTAATGTGTGTACAGTATTCTAAATACTATAGAAATATAGACATGGAATTGTCTCTAGATGAAGGTGATCGTACATGTGTTATAAAATTTGTCAAAAAATGTAGAGAGGAGTATGATCGGCTCCTTGACGACGCTCCAGACATACCCGCCATTTCTATACAGGCTTTCAATATAGAGTTTCCAGATCGCGTGAATAAACCAGATGTATGTAATGGTCTCAGTATCATCGTGAGTGATGAAACAAACTCACAAGTTGGAACACACAATGCTGTAAAAAGGTGGTTGGGTGCATTTAACAGAGTTAGACGTAAAAGTAGAGACGGGGCATCTCAGGATGATTTACATAGAATGGAGAGTGTTTAAAATATTACTATAAGTAAAATGAGATACATATTGATACTGATTTTACTAATAGTTTGTATGTATGCAACTACAACCAATCACGTCCACTTTATTCAGACGGAGGAGGTTGTTGACAGTGGATTCCATGTGTTTGACGCGTTCAATGATACTGAAATTAACTACATTTTGGGTCTAATTGATTCAAAGAAGTATGTGGATGCTAAGAAGTTTATACACGAACATCCGGTGGTCATAAAAAAACTTCAGACCATCTTGGGTGAAGACTATGTATTTACTGACTATATTTTCTCTATTGAGAAGTCTAGTGTGTCTACATGTCATCGTGATGAGAATGGAACTGTGTTGAACCCCAAAATGAACCACCCTTCATATACAATCATCTTCTTTTTGGAGGAGATGAAGTCATGTCTGGATGTGATTCCCAAGTCTCATAAGGAGAGAAATAAGATTTACATCACTAAATCAATCAAGAGTGTTGGATGTGAACCTGGGCAAGCTGTCCTATTTGACGCAAACCTCATACACTCTGGAGCTATCAATGCAAAGAATGACAACAAGAGGATCCAAATGAAAGTGACCCATAGAGATGACCTAGAAAACATCGGTGAGTTTGACAAACAGTATTACCGTGTGGGTGATGCCTCCAAGGACACTTCCGACAAGAATACCCTCTTTTACAGACGCATGTCTTGCTTTTTACCTGGTATTTCTGATGTGACCGCAAATGGTAACAATATGCCCGAGTTCATGAAGAAGCTCTACAAGAAACTTGTCTATGGTGGGGAGAACAAATATGAACTCAAAGTTATTGAACCCGAAAAGTAATTTTCTAAAGTATTGTAATGGACAGCTGTTACTACTACAGAGACTACCGACTTCCAAAGGGTAACTTGGATCCTAGTGTAGACTGTACATATGTCCTCATCATGCACGACTCTCCAAGGGAGCATCAGATATATCAGCACATCATGAAATCCGAACCAACTTCTCGTGTTGTTTTTCAGTATAACTTTGGTTACAAGAAGTGTGATAAATTATTGCGTGAGAACAAACCCAACGTTGATTTAGAAGATGCTGTTAAAACTATATTTAGACACGCAATTGATAGGGGTTACAAAAGAATCCTCGTTTTAGAAGATGACTGCGAGTTTGACGAGCGTATCAGAGATCCAGAGGTTGTTGAAGATTTGAATACCTTTTTAAACAACAGAAATCCTTCTGTCTACAATTTTGGTTCCATATTGCCAGTTGTATCTCCATTTGATGTCATAAAAAATGAAAAACATCAATTTGTGTTATATAATACAACCGCACACGCTACAATCTATAACAGCGATTACATGAAATATGCGGTAGATCACGAATTCATGTTAGGCCACGCAGATTTTGAAACAAATAGGCATTTATCTAAATACACGTATAAGTTTCCTTTGGCATATCAGAAGGTTGAAAAAACTGAAAACTCTCAACAAGGTTGGGGGTATGTATGGGGTATTGTTGAATCATTAATAGTAAAGCCATCTGGTATAGATACAGAAGTACAACCGGGTTATGATAACATTAAGAAGGTTATGGACTTTACAGTAGTAATGTCATGTATCTTATGTGTACTCATAATATTTTATAAACTAAATGTATGAAGATAGCATTTGTGTTTATCGTAAAGGATGGTGAAAAGTATCTTGAAAAGAATTTGAACACTATCAAAAAATACAACCAGGACATTTACGCAGTTGAAAATAACAGCGTTGATAATACAAAGATCATTTTGAGAGATTCGGGTATCAAAAATGTCATCACCTTAGATTTAGATAAGAAACATTCTACCGAGTTGTGTACAAAGGGAGAAGAATGGAACTGTAGTAAACGTGTTCGCCGTCTCGCGTACATTCGTCAAAAAGGGATTGACGCTGTTATAAACTCGGGTGTTACGTATGATTATGTATGTATGTTAGACATGGACTTTTTAGACTACGATGAAAAGGGTCTCATTGATATGTTTCAATATATGGAAACTCACAAAGATGTGGATGGAATATTCGGAATGTCTGTGGATGATGGAATTGGGTTCCCTTATGACATGGGTGCTGTAAAACCCGCCCATAAACTAGTGCCAATTATATCTAAATTGAAACGTTACATACGTGTTGATTCAGCCTTCAGTGGATTTGGCATTTATAGATATTCTTCAATATGGGACACCGGTGCCAAATACGAATACAAACATATAAACGATATTGAACACGTGCACTTCAATAACAATTTCAATAAATTGATTGTTGATACACACTACAATCCCAAATACAATTCTTTGTTTGAAGATAAAGTAAAATGGGTATTGGTAAGCACGGTAGTATTGATTTCAATATTGTTTTACTTAATAAAAATGAAAATATAGTGTAAGTTGGAATGTTCAGGGATATTTATAAGGACCCAAAATTCATAGGGGCTCAAACATCACCACCCAACAACGTCACTATAGTCACTACAGATGGCGTTGAGTACCTGGAAACTTCAAATGTCATATTTAGATCAGAAGCCCTCATTGATAAACAGATGAAGTTACTTAAAGGTACACCCCGTGGTAAAGATAAGATACGAGAACTCTTCCTAGAACCCATGGTAAAACAGCGAGGACGATTTACCGTGACGGTTTACGAGTTTTGATCCAATAGCTCAGTTGGTTAGAGCGTGGTGCTTATACAAAGTATACACTAATGGGGTCAAACTCATTTAAGGCACGCCAAGGTCACGGGTTCAAGCCCCGTTTGGATCATTTTTATAAACATTTCTTGTGTGTTTATAAAAATGATTTTATATAGTAGATGAAATACATAGTTATAATACTATTGATACTCGTATTTGTGATTCCATTTCTTCTTTATAAGAGAAAGGTGGACGACGTGGAGTTAAACTGTGATGTTAACACCCATGGTGATCAGGTCACTAGAGGGGAAGGGTTCGTCATTGTTGAGAATATATTATCAGATGAATGTCGTCAAAAACTCGTTGATACGTTCTTGGCTAGAGCTAAGAAGAATAAGAATTTGAATGAAGATGTAAAGTTAAACTTTTATTCGAATGAAAAGTTTTTGAAACAATTGTCACAAGTTGTTGGTGAACAGTTGTATCCCGTTAATTCCTTAGATTTGCAGCGATGTTGGATTAGGTATTACTTTGAGGGTATGAAAGCGCAGTACTACGAAAACTATCACCATGACATCAAAAGATATGGACCACACGTGAAACAATATCGTTTAGTTATCCCCATTCATGATACGAGCGATACCACATTTTCCATAGAGGGTCATGGAGAGTTCCCATTCAAAGAGAATATGGGTGTATTCTTAGAGGCTGACAACTGTCTACACAAAGTTGAGTTTAAGAGGGGTGAACGGTTACTCCTTATCATGGACTTTATCAACAAATCATGTGATGACCACCTTAGTCATTACACATGCAGAAGTTTTGGTGGATACTTCAATTGGGTGAGGGACGTTTTGTGGAGAAACTTATCTTCAGCGTATTATAAGGTTGCTAATTCGTAATGACTCTCCAATACACCATTAAGGTCAGGGACACCACAACACCCCACGACTTGGACAGCATGTTTACACACGCCTGGTCCTACAAGAAACCTGTTCAGTTTGTCATAGATGTTACAGAGTGTAAAAAGGTTTCACTTGGAAGGGTCCTCTCTATGAAGGAGGTCCTTGATAATCATCGCCCGAATTCAAGAAGATATATTGACTATACTACTGTCTTCGTGAAATCGTGGTTGGCTAAGACTGTTCTAAATTTGGGACTCTCTATCATCAGAACTGAGAGACCTGTATATATCAGTACCCGTACTTGACATCCCGTGGAGTTGCAGATGGATGGAGTTTAGAAAAAAACTCCTTACGACCGTGGTCATGGTGACCAATTGTGCTGTGGTGACTCCGGTCAATCTTCATGTACCGACGCATGTCTTTGTAATAGACTCTAGCACCTTTACTAATCAGGTCTTCGTGTTTCATGTCAATGTGGTTGTCCATGGGTAAAAAATGCTTTACATAGTTTCTCATATTTTCAACGTTAATGAGATAACATTTGGTACTGGAGATCCATTTGACCTTTTCTAATTTCCCATCTTGTTTGTCGGGAAGACGTGCGAGACAATGGAAAAAACACATTTCAAATTCATCACCTCTTTCATCTATGACATTCTGTATCTCCTTATAGAGACGGTTGGATTTTACAATTACATTGTCTTCAAAAATAACTGCGTACTTCAACCCCTGGTCAAAACATCGGTCGTAAAACTCTAGATGACCCATGAAGCAGCCAATAGCACCCATGTTAAAATATGTGATATCGGGCCTCTTGACACTATTGTCGTAGTGCATCTCTACAGCTTTCTCGAAATATTCACCATCAATCATGTGTTCAAACTTTCTTGCGTTTTTGATATCTCGTGTATCTGGGCCATATATGATTTCAATTGGCACTTCGGGACTGTGATGTTTCATGAAACGTTCTCTTCTCTTTTCCTCCTTTGGTACAGTCAATAGAAAACACTTGTAATCGTATTCTTCTATCTTAGTAGTTCTCCTTCTGTAGAAGAAGACCAGTGCTATCACAAGCAACACGATGAGAAGTGGTAACATACCTACTTAAACATTAGAAAATAGTTTAGGGTAAGATGAACCTCATTGATGGTATTGGGTTGACAAGCGCGATTCTAATTTCCATCATGTTTGTACCCCAAGTACACCACGTGTACAAAGAGAAGGATACTAATGCGATTGATTACAAGTTTCTTGGACTGAATATGGTAGCGAGTTCTATGGGTCTTGTATATTCTGTGTATTACGGTGTAATTCCAATGATCATAGCCAACACTTCAGCTGGACTTTTTTCAATATCGTTAATTGGATTTAAGTATGTAAATGAGCTTAAAGAAGAGACAACTAATATTGATAGATCTGCTCCTATAGTGTAGTTGGTAAACACTGTGGACTTTGAATCCACCACCCCAAGTTCAAATCTTGGTGGGAGCTATCCTCTCTTAGCTCAGTTGGTAGAGCAGTGGACTGTAGTTCCATTTGTCACCTGTTCGATTCAGGTAGAGAGGACCCATTCTCCCATAGCTCAGTTGGTAGAGCGCGCGACTGTTAATCGTGAGGTCACCGGTTCGAACCCGGTTGGGAGAGACCCAAAGCATTCATAGCTCAGTGGTAGAGCGTGCGTTTAGTAAGCGCAAGGCCAGGAGTTCAAACCTCCTTGAGTGCACCATTACTTTTACTATTTGACATTTTCCAGATAGTAAAAGTAACTTAAAACTGTATGTACAATGTATTTCAATGCTAAGTGTAACACAACTATTGTTCCAACCTGTCGTGTCCATAAAACGGCGTTTTGGTGGACGACGTAAAGCCACGAGTCTAGATGCCCCACCACCACCTACAGATGATACAAAATATTGGGATTTTGGTCAGTACTCATGGAAAGCTACGGTTGAAGCTCTTGATAAAGATGGTGTGATTGACAGAACATTCATCGGATATAGTCAGAATCTGAACATTACAGACAGAACTCAGTTTGCATGTGACCGTCACAAACAACCTGGAACTGTCTGTACAGAAGCTCAGATGGTAATGAAAGGTGGTGAGTGTGACGAAGTTATTTTTATGAAACTGAAAATGGGTAAAATGGTCAATTTGACGAACCCGTTTCACTAATATTTATTGGAGGTGCTTCAAGTATCTCAAGTTCATAGATACCTTCCTGGACTTGAGATGGCTTTACATACGCTATACGACAATCTTTAGCGCGAAGGGCTACATTTCCGTTAGGTATCGGAACAGCAATTGGTTTACAGAGGAGGGCGAACATTAAACCTTTCTCTTGAGTTGGAAAATATGTTCAACGATAATCGTGCAACCCAAAAGGGTCAACATAGCGTTGTCGTATCTCACACCGTAGCCCATGAGTACAAACCCCCATAAAAATGCTAGGAGATCTGTCATGGGTGAAGCCATGTAACTACAATTTGTTTCTGTGGGTAAAGAGGCTTCCATCATTTCGTAATATGCATACCCCAAAAGGATTGAAAAAAGTATGGCGTAAAAGTGTTTCATCTACAATTACGCGATATTAAAAAAATGTTTCTATTTAAAACAAATGAATCTTAAAGATCTCAAAGATCATTGGAAAATCATTCGTAAAGAGCTTGATGCTTTACCAATGGATGTGTTTATTAGTGATAAACCTAGACCAACTGGTCAGTGGGAAGGTAGTGAGATAATGAGAAAAATCTTAAGTGATTATTCGGCTGGTAAGTGCGGTTGGCTTAAGGGGGGGCAAGATCATGTTCAAAATGATTGGATTAGTTGGCCGTTTTATTGGGAAAGTATGGCATTATCGGGTAATTGTGCTAAATGCCCAGAAACTTTCAAGTTACTTTCTCAGATACCGGGTATTCGTATTGCTGGTTTTGCCCTCATGAAAGGTGGTGTACAACTAGAAGAACACGTAGATCCCAGTGGTCATAATTACAGGTTCACGTACCATCTAGGTCTTAAATGTCCGGATGATTGTTATTTACATCATTGGAGTATGGGTACTGTAAAAGAAGAAGATGGTAAACATGTCTTATTAAATGCAAAATATCCCCATTGGGCTGAAAATAAGTCTAAAGAAGATCGTGTGATTCTTTACATTGAATTTTATCACCCGAATCAAAAAAATGTAGTGCACCCAACGCTGTTTAGAGTACCCGAATATCATGGCCCAAAAAATATCAGGTAAAAGTAACAGATGAATCATTGTCTTGTTTTTGGTGCCAGGGGACACTTGGCGAGAACACGCATTATCCCAGCTCTCAAGAAATTGGATTGTCCTCACACTCCCATTTCTAGACAGCAGGTGGCAAACTTGGAACATCTGAGAGATGTTCAGAATGTTGTGGCGTATATGTCTATACCCACACACAACTTTTGTGAAAATGTAGAACCCTATTTAGACCTCGTTGATGCGATGTATATTCTCGAAAAGCCACACGGTCACTCAAAGTATGACTTCGAGAGAATCAAAGACTTTATTGACGAAAACAATCTGAAAGTGGTGTACAATGATCACTACCTAGGCAAGGAGGTCTTGCAACACATCCAGACACCCGCGAAACTCGAGTCCATCAAAATCAAGTTACATGAGAGTGGTGATATGAATGAGAGGATTAATTACTTTGATACTGTGGGTATAGTTGGGGACATGTATCAAAGTCATTGTGTCCTATTATTTGCGACAATTATCGCGAAACATACGTTCAGAAATCGCGAAGAAATCTTAAAAGAATTGGCGGCATCACCACCGGAAATAATTCAAATTGCGAGAAAGTTGGAATACAAGGGTACAGCCCCTACGGAATGTAAAATCAGACTGAACTACAGAGGTGTTGAATTAGAAGCAGACCTCGCCAAGATGGTTCCCGGGGACAAGTATATTCTCATGAATGATAATGATAAATGGAACCTAGACATGGGTGGGTGCGCATATGAGAATGTGCTCAGGGAAATCAAATGCGGTAACAGTGATATATTTCTAAAAGAGAAAGAGGTTGATTATCTATGGGATCACGCCTCCATAATTTCGTGTTGACCAAAGTAGTTGCGTTGCGCCATGATAAACTTCATTGAAGTTGAAGTTTGATGTATAAAATCATATTGAGTGAGAGCAGCTTGAATAGCTGGACAGGAAATACCCGCAGCGGTACAATACATCATCATGACTCGCGCACTTTCAGCCGTCTCTTCAATGATTGTACGATAGTCTCCGCCAATCATCGGGCATTCTATGATTGTACCAGAGGACCACGCTTGTTTGATATTCTCATCACAAACATGTCGTGTCTCCATTAGGTCATAGCCCTCCAGGAGGGATGTCGCGAAAACAAAACGAAGGGAATCCACTGCAATCCCAAAGTCAATGGCGCAATTCTTATGATCGGTAGAATTGACAGCTTTGATGTTACGACTCGTAAATCTTGAGTTTACCGCCGAATTAATGGTAGGTGTAGGAATGCCATACTCCAGACCAATCTCCGAACACCATAGACCCGTGTTGTTCATATGTCCGATATCAGCAATCTTGTTAAGATCGTATTCATGAAGTACATCCATAGCCGACTTTGTGAGATAGCCGTAGATGTCTGTGTTTTCAAGCCTTTTGAGAACCTGACCCATATAGTAACCATCTTGGTTACAGTAGGCATACACATCGGCGATACCTTGAAGCATACCGTATTCCACACCATTGTGTACCATCTTAGTAAAGTGTCCAACACCATAGTCCTCACCCATATATGCGTAACTCCTGGCGAAAGACTTGAAGAGATCCTCGTGTTCCTCAAACGTCTTCTGGGGTCCACCAATCATGAGTGCGGGACCTAGACGAGCACCCTCTGCACCACCGGAGAGACCAGTTCCGAGGTACCCAATACCCTTGGATTGACAGAACGCACCCCGATTCCTGGATGTTCGGTAAAACTCATTCGAACAATCCACGATAGTGTCACCCCTGGACATCACCGAGCTCAGTTTCTTCACCATAGTATCCGTCGTCTCCCCATGTGGGAGAGCTGTGATAATCGTGCGAGGCTCCTTCATATCAGAAACCATCTCTTCAACATTTTCGTAGCCCTTCACATGTTGAGACTTCTTAACGATCGCCTTTACCTTTTCGGGTGAACGATTACACACATTGAGTTCCTGAGACTTCTGGATGTTTAGGGCGAGGTTGCCACCAATAGAACCGAGACCGACGAGACCGAGAGACATTATACATGTCGTACGTTCCATCCTTTTATACTAATTTCACTCTCTTCACACCATGGATATACATCCTCACCTACAAAGTTTAAAGCATCCACACCACCTTCAATACATTCTTTACACGTCCCCACACTGTCATCAATTATACAACCAATACCTAGAGCGCGACAAACGTCAAGCTTCTTGATTTCATTCTCTGTGAAACTATTTGTGAGGATGACATCATCAAAAACACCTGGAAAGAAATGATCAATCCAAAGTTCGGTGGGTTCCCTAACAATTTCTTGACGACCCGTAACGATATACATTTTATCAAAGATCATATTTAGATTTTCCATAGCCCTCTGAGACCCCTCAATGGGCTTCAGATTGCGAAAGTCTTCCGACATGTAAAAATCGCGAAGTATTACTTGGGATTCTTCTTCTGTGCAATTAAAAACTTCTCTATAAAGGTAATTGTATTTTTTGTTTTCAGGTAACTTCACCCCCCTCCTCTTAGCCATAGGTTTCAATAAGTGTACGAGGACTTCATCTACATCTATGGCAATTTTACTGTTCATTTATTTACCTTAATATTATTCGTAATCTCTAATACACACACCGACGGGGAATCTTGGTACACCAAGGGCAGTAAGGTTTTGAAAACGCACTGTGAGCATCTTCCCCATAAACTTCTCACGATTCTTATAGTCTTCTTCTCTCTGAGCGATGGTGCCCTCGGGTCTGACCGTGAATTCACGTTCTCCTCGTGTTTTGCAGACCCATACAATGGCGTTAGCATCCCTACCATGACCCGTATTGGCACCAACAATTTCGTATTCTTCGGTCTGAAATTCCTTGTACTTGAGGAGGTAGTTGCTCCTCTTTCCAACTTCGTACGTACTATTACGATCTCTAATCATAACACCTTCGTACCCCCTTGAAGTAAAGAGGTCATGGTACGTCTTCACATCAGACTTCTTCTTTACGAGGAATGTTTCAATATTGATACAATCCATGCGTTCTTCAAAAGTTAGATTAGGTCTTTCAAGATCAAAGTAGTCAAAGATGTGAAATTCCAAATCTTTTGGATTTGTCTTGAACATACTTGTAATTTCCTCAAAGGTCTTGTCAGGTGCGTAGCATTCGCCATCCAACCATTCACCTTCTCTGAGGCCATCACAGAGATGGTCAACCCCCTTAACAGGTTTACCAGTCCTTGAGAAGCACCCATTCTTGGAGACAAGTAGACGAACTCCATCAATTTTGGGTTGAACGTAGAAGGGTGTGGAGATGTATTGTTGACGATCTTCCCACTTGTTGGCGAGCATAGGCAACACTTGGTTGCACTTAGTGTGCTCATTGTTCCACATTGTTTGGGCACGAGTGAGAGCCTTCTCGTAACCCGTCTTCACGTTGGTACGTGAGACGGTAACTTTATCACTGCCAACCATGCCACTCGTCTTCACGATGTCAGCGGTACCGTCATTGAGTTTCTCAACGTGGATATCAATGAATCTTTCACGGTCATTCTTGTCTTTGCGGATAAGGCGTTCCATTATACGTTTGAATAATTTCTCAACTTTAAATAGGATGTCTTCACTTCCAGTTGTAAATTACGGTAGAATGGAGCGACTTAGACCACCAGAACGCACAAACGTGCCTATGAATGCAAATACATTTGCAATACTTTTTTTGGTTTTATGTTTACTAGGCCTCTATCGCAGATATGTCATCATTAGTCAAGAGCGTGAGCGATCTTATACTTTAGACACTTTGATGCCGACAAATAGAGGTCTTTCTTCATCAATTTCTTAAACTTCCTATCCGGGATGTCAGTCTTTGACATGTACATCTTCTTGAGATCATTCATGAGCTTGTCACAATTCTTCATCTCATGTTTGAGATCTTTGTACTCTCCCCAAATCTCCGTGGAAATCTGGTGAATCAGAAGGTATGCATTTTGACCCATGCGACGTTCTGAACCACCTAGGAACATGAAAGTGGCCGCAGAGCAACAGGCTCCCTGGGCGATAGTGATAACCTTCACCCTAGACTTTTCTATGATATTCTTGAGAGCAAATCCCGAGTAGACATCACCACCCTCACTCATGATGTGAATACGAATCTGTGGTTCATAACCAATGAGGTCTGCCTTATGTTTGAGGAGCTGAACCTCCAGTTTCTTGAAAGCCTCTACAAACTCTAGAGTATTCTCGGGTGTAATCTCACCATAGAAATGAATCTCGTTACCGATTGTCTTTGTGCAATCGAGAGAATCATCGTCATCATCAACTTTCTCTTTGTTCATAGGCATTTTTCAATGCTTTCTTTACTCTTGTCACGTCTCTCTGTTTTAACTTACTTCCTACTGCTAAATGATTCATCACATCAAAATCTTGAGGGGTTAAACCATAATCCATCATAGGTTGTAAGTCTCCATTTTCTGCATACTTCTTTATGAGGCAAAGGTCCTCTATATGTAGATTATGTCCATGTCTCTTTTGAATCTCTTTGTACTTTTGATTTCGCATCTTGAAATTTCCGTACTTTGTCCAACAACTTCCAGGTCTAATTTCATCCCTGTCAAGTACCCGCCCTTGTTTTGACCTGGGGATCACTAAAGCATGTAGAACGAAGTATGGCATGAGATTCCAGTCACCGGTGGTATACATTTTTGTGTCGTACATGTCTGCATCGGAAAACGAAAACGCAGTGGATGTGACATCTACACCTCCAGAGTCCAAGTAATTTTCCTGAAAAATGTCCCAAACATGTCCATGTTCATGGATAGAGTCGGGAATACCTATAGGATTTGGATCACTGAGAATATCCTTGATGTAGTCCTTCGGTGTTTTGAAAACATCTTTTTCATCAAAACCCTCCATGTACGAGAAGAAGTCTCTGATGTTTCCGTTACACTTGAATGCAGCATTCTCGGCGAGAGGTGATCTATCATCTGTTAGAGTCAATAGTTTTTCAGGTTTGTGTCTAGGTATGAAAATTGTTTCAAAGTTTGGAAACATGCACATGTTCGTAGATGTAACCACGAGGGATCCACGAGTTGCACGATCACCATCAGATACCCTCTCTACTAGACTTTTATAGTCAGAATCATAGTCTTCAATATATGCATGTTTGGGTGCTGTTTTGATAAACGCGAGGAAGTGTGATTTAGACTTTAGATGATCCTTCTCTATCTCTACACTATTCCGTTCATCCAGTACAGACTTCAACACGAACGTCTTACCCACACCCGACGAACCACAGATGAATACATTCTTTCTCTGACTAATGTACTTCTTCAATAAGTCAATCTGCTTCGTGTGAAGTGTGGCAACAGGCTCTTTCTTTTTTTGTTCAACTATTTTAATGAAAGAGTCCATCGATGACCTTACTAATCAAGCCATAGATTTGGTGCTAGAAAATGACGCACTACAAGAACGTATCGTAAAACCTTTAAAAAGGAAAATTTTACCATATGCGTTGTGTGCAGCTTTAACTAATATCGCTGTCCTCATTCTTTTGGTGTACCTTGCTCAACGTCTATCTCTTCTTCAGACACCGCAGATTTAGCGTCTTCCTCTTCCTCTTCCTCTTCCTCTTCCTCTTCCTCTTCAGAATTCATCTCTTCTAAAAGTTTCGTCTTCTCGTTGTACTCACTTTTAGATTTGACCAATTCACCCCATTTACTGAATGGACCACCTCTTGTCATCTGTTCGGTCACGTTTGCAAATTTAAGTTTTGGGATGGCTCTCACATTAAGAATCTCTGGTTTCGTGAATATGTTATCCAGGGGGTATTCCTTTTCAAACTCGTTAAGGATGCTCGTGGGAATCGCTGGTGACTGTTCTATCAGACGATCATATTCAGCTTTACATGTATTCACAAAGTCCAAACCGTCAGAGCTACGTTCGCGTCTAGATAAAGCCAATGTTAGACGAATATTCCGAGACAGGAGACCGTAGGCCAGCGCCGCAGTTTTATGGTTCTCCATCAGTTCATTAATCTTTAGGAACTGCATAATCGTTGCGATAAGACCAGCTACCAAGTTAAGACCACCAATTATAGATGGAACAGAAGCCTTCATTGACTCAGGGAATTGGTCCTGGGCAAAGTTTGCGGTACCGGTGATGGTTGAGAGAACGATGACAGGCAAAGTAAAACGCATTGACAGAGACTTGTACATGAGATACGCTCTATGATTCATGTACCTGTAACACCCCGAAGCTTCACCCCATTGGCGTAGTATAGTTTCATGTTGATCATTCCAACTTTTTTCTCTGAGTTCGAGTTCTTTTTCTCTAAGAGCTGAAGTAGACATGCTACCAAAATTTTCTTCGCTCATCTTATAATAGATGAACATAATATTCTGGATTCATCTTGTTTTTCTCATCGCTATCCTCGTGATTCCATTCACGAATGATAGACGTAATTTAGAGTTTTACTCCATACTTATCCCCTTTCTGTTCTATCATTGGAGCGTGAACGATGACACATGCGCCTTAACACAGGCTGAGATGTATGTGACTGGTCAACAGAAGGAGGAGACTTTTATGCATCGTGTGGTGAGTCCAATTTACAAAATGGAAGACAATGAGGTGAATAATCTCACAAAGACTGTATTCTTCATGCTTTGGGGTCTGGTACAATTTCGCCTCGGAAGATTTGATACGTTTATTGAGGACTTTAAGGATCTGATTCGCAAATGATATAAAGATTCGCTTCTAGTAACAATTAGAAAATCATGAGCAACTCTCGTTACGAACTCGCGCAACATGAAGCCAACCTTGGTCACATTGAGGGAGAAAGGAAGTTGATGGAGAGGAACTATATGAAGTCCCTGGATCTCATCGAGAAAGAGATGAATGAAATTGATAGGCGTATCGGTGTAGCGAAGTCGTCAGTGAAGAGAGAACTACTTACAAAACAGTATTCTTACCTAGAGGATATGATTGGTAAGCTAGATGATGACTTTGGAAATAAGAAAGGGGAACTTGACGAAATCATTGAGGAGACTAAGGAGCGTATGAAGATTCTTAATGAGCAGATTAACGAGGAAAAGAATTCATTGGAATACAATATCAATCAGCTCAAGAAGTACATGAATAATCCGGGTACTTATACAATGTCTCACGTTCTAGAAAAGGTGGTGAATTCCCTGGAGATTTTGGGAGAACAGAAGAAGTCTACTTCTTCTTCGTAAGTTCATGAACGCGCTTCATGAACTCCTTATTGCGGCTCACCTTGGGATCCGCTTTGATGATGCGAAGTAAAGCAGCTGTTGGTATCTTGGGGCTATTCCCCCTTGGTTTGGGTGTGGACTTTAATTTTTTACGCGCACTCTGAATTTGTTTCACGGTTGGCATTATATTTTAGGTGAATATTTAAATCGGTCAAATAAGTGAGTAGTCACTTTGAAATTGTGATACAAAAGCATACATACAGCGTCGGCTATATCATGCTTTCTTTCATATGGAATGTCAATCTCTGTGTATTTTTCCGCGAGACTGACAGTTCTTTCCTTTCTTTCCTCATAGTTTAGATGTCTCATACCGAAATGTGTATGCATACTCACGGGTGAAACTAACACAACTTTATCTTTGAACATGTAATGTAGAAGTACCTCAATATTCGTAAAACCAACTGGTGGTTGTCTCTCTATGAGTATTGTTTCAGCCTCGTCAAATATATCCCTGTGGTCGTCCACCATAAGGGGGACGAGATCAACTATATCGTTAGAACGTAGATATTTATAGTCTTCGAGACTTACCTTCTTTATGTAAGTAATCTCAATTTGAGGACCCTTTCCACACTCGGCCACGACGAGACCCATATTGTGGTAGCCTATATCTATGGCTAGTACCTTCATATCTTTATCTGAAAGATTTTCCTTAAGTACAGTATATGAAGAACAAGACAAAGACTCAAATTTTATGGGCTGCCCTCATTGTCCTTGTCCTCGTCGTAGGATATATGTACCAAAACCCCAAAGTGGTTGAAGTTCCAGTCGGAGTACCCATGATGCCCGTACCACCCAGACCAATGGAGCGTCAAGAGAGATCTCGTAGCCCAGAGTTTAGGGAGCCTCCCATCAAACAGTACAAACCCGGTCATATGCAACAGATGGGTGTCCTCATCGGTGAAGGTGATGAGACCCTACCCCTCTACGGTAAGGAGGTCAGGGGCCGTCGTGATCGCTACCACTACTACACCACCACAGGTGGTGAGAACCTCTACCCCCTCCCAGTGAGTCACGATGGACGCGATTGCGTAGATGACATAGGGTGTCAAGAGTTATACGGAAATGAAGCAGTCTCGGTGACTGGCAAAACTGGTTCATTCAATGTAAACTTATACAGAACGGATGACTTTTTTTAAGCGCGAGTGAATCTATGAGTGGTATCCGTGCCAACCATTATAGTTGATAAGAGACTGGATATGCAACACGCGAGCATAGCTACCATGATGTGTGGCCCTTTTACAGGCATTTTTGTAGCAACCCGTAACATCATCATAGAGCACATACACGAAGATATCAGAGATGCTAATGTGATTGGGTCAAGATCTTTATCTTTATCGAAAGCGGTGGCTGGCGAAGTTAAAATGTCTAAACCTGCACCCATGTTTTATTATACGTCAACAAAAATTATTTCGTAGGTTCATGACGATATCAATCTCCCTTCCCTGCAGCCCGGGATTTCTTGAGAATTTCCTCTTCATTCTCAAGAGTTTCATAATAGTTTCGTCGTCCAAGTCTTCAAAAAAATCCATGAGTTCCCTCATGTCACGTAGACCCATATCCTCTTTCTGTGCCTGAACG